CTCGCGCACCTTCTGACCTGCGGCAGCGCCACGCAGGCGGTCGAGCTGCTGCACCAGCGCCTGCTCCTGCTCTTCGCTACCGGTGGACACGCGGGCATACAGGGCAACGCGCATCACCCCCCCCCCCCCCCGCGAGGGCTTTTCATTTCGGGCGTTCTCTTGGGCCATAGGCTACGGTAGTAGGTAGCCTGCCCTATTTGAATGGGGTTGGTGTCCAGCCACTCCCCGAGATCCCGCATGAACACTGCGACCCTGCCGATTACAGCGCAGCAGATCAGCCGCGCAACCCTCGCTGAACTGCTCGGCTCCAGCGGCCCTGCTTACGAGGCCCTTGGCGCTGGTGCTGCCGCTGCCCTGGACTGCCTGCGCACTGCGCGGGAGTTCTATGCCCTGCCGCCGGAGCTGGAGCCTGACCTGCACGCTTTTGCGTTGCATCTGCACGAGGCGCTGGAGGCACTGGAGCGAGCCAAGCGGCAGGTGGGCGCATGATGCAGATGCGCGGCAGTCGGGAAATAGCCGCTAGCGGAGCGTAGTTTTTAAGAGTTGGTTAGCCGTCGGCTGGCCCTCTCGACCTCATGACTCCGAACACCGCACCGATGATGCGCACGCCCAAGCGGGTGAGTATCACCGTTTCCAATTCCGTCCTTGATCGCCTGCAGCGGCTCAGCGATGAGCAAGGCCGCAGCACCAGCAACCTGGCCGCCCACCTGCTGGAGGTGGCCCTTGACGCCATGGAAGGCGCCCCGCCAATCCCGAAACGGTGGCCGAACAAGGCTGCCTGATGCCTCGGCCCCGACCGGGGCTTTTTCATGTCAGCCGCCTGGCTAGCAGGGCGGGATTCATGGGACGCAGCCAGCGCCGCGCTAGTGGGGTTGATCTGCGGCTAGCTGCCGCTAGTGTCTGACGTAGCCGATGGCTACCTCTCGGCTACCTCGCATCACCCTTTCAGCTACCTGCCGTGCCACAGCTCAATTTCACGATTCCAGCGGACCTGCTGGACAGAATCGACGCCGCAAAGCCCAACTACCTAGACAGGAAGGGCTTTATCTGCCTGTTGCTCTCAGAGCAGTTGACAGAGGGGAGTACAGTACGCGCCTACCGTGTCGGTGCGGGAACTAGTCCTCTAGTAGGATCATCCATGCAAGACCTGCCAACGGAGCAGGTCAAGCAAGGATCGCCTGCTCAGCAGGGGCTGTTGGATTCCGGGTTTGGGGAAACCCTTGAACCAAAAAAAAAGAATAAAACCAAGGGTAGAAATGAGGGTAAAAAGCGCCCTGACTACACCCTTGAGTTTGAAGCCTTCTGGCGGGTCTATCAGTCGCTTCCGGTGAAGGCGGCGAAGCAGTCCAAGCCCTTGGCCCTAGCCGCTTGGATCGAGGCCACCGCCCACTGTCCCGCTGAAGACCTGCAGCGGGCCGTGCAGGCGCAGCTGGACGTGCAGGAGCGCGAACTGCGCACCGAGCGTGCGTTCACTGTGGCCATGCCTGATGCGTTTCGCTGGCTAAGAGACGAGTGCTACCTAGCCCTACTGGAGCGGCACGAGCCTGCGCAGTCCTCCAGGCCCTCGTGGATGCTCTGACATGAAGCTCTACGAACCTCAGGCGGCCAACCATTTCGTGTTTGCCACCGTGTCCATTGCCGCCCGCGAAGGCACGCCGCCGGACTACAAGGCCATCGCGGCCCAGTCCATTGACGCTGCCCTGAACCAGCTGGATGCCTCGCGGCTGCGCAGCGCCTATCCCTACCCGCTCGGTCGCTACGACGAGTTCGGCCGCTACTGCACCTACACGCCGCCGGTGGAAGGCGTCACGCCAGGACGCTTTGTCCTGCATCCCTTGGCCGAGGAAGAGCACAAGCGGGAGCGGATGCACGCATGGCACTAAAACCTGTCAGCTCGGCACTGGCTGCCCGCAAGCTGCTGCAGCGCCTGGTCGATTCCGGTCGCTGCCAGCTGGAGCACTTCGACTACCCGACCGTTGCTCACTGCAACCCTTCGAGCTACCGCAACCTGCTGCGCGACCCCGAGCCTGAAGAGGCGGTTGCCATCAGTGACCCGCGTGATTTCATCCCAGCGACCGGGCCGACACCAGCTGAAGCCCCAGTGCTGCCGTTGACCTTGGAGCAGCCGCTCACGGAGACGCCATGGTGACGCAACTCGCCCTGGTGCTTGACGGTGAGGCCAACAAGGCTGATGGCATGTCCCGCGCTTGGGATGCTGCCAACAGCGACTGGAAAGCGGCTGCCACGGCAATCGTGCAGCACCTGGCTGAAACGCAAGCGGAGTTCACGGCCGATCAGGTCTGGGCCGAGCTGGATGACCTGGGCTTCACCACCCGCGAGCATCGCGCCATGGGTGCCGTGATGCGTGCTGCGGCTGTGGACGGCCTGATCGTCAAGACGGACCGCGTGACTCCAACCAGCCGCCCATGCGCCAACCGCCGCCCGGTTGCGGTGTGGCAGTCATTACTCACTAGGACTAGCTATGCCCCTATCGCCTGAGACCGCTGTGACCTTGACCCCAACTGCAGCCACCTGGCTCAACCCCCTCCCCATCACCCGCGACGAGGCGCACGCCTACCGCCTGGCCGATGGCCACGTCTTCCCTACCTCCGTCACCGCCCTGATCTCTGCGGTCACCAAGACCCCCTCCCAAATGGAAGCGATCATGGCCAGCCGTCACATCTGGGAACCACGCGGCAACACCATTCACCAGACGCTGGAAGCTATGGCTCACCAGCGCTGGAATCCTTCGCCGCCTGATCTGCTGCCACCCGACTCAACCGACTACACCGCCTGGATCGACCCGCTCCTGGCCCACCCGCTCTGGGATCAAGTGCAGGTCATCGGCGCCGAAGTCATGGCCTACAGCCTGCGCCGCAACGTGGCCGGCACCGCTGACCTCGTGCTCAAGTTCCCTGACGGCACCTATGCCGTGGCTGACCTCAAGACACAAGGCAGCGCGGGCAGCAGCGCCTATGACACCAGGCCCCAGCTCGGCGCCGGTGTCGAGATGATCGGCGATCACTACGGCCTGTTCTTCTCGCGTTGCCTCACGCTCTGGTCTAAACCCGGCAGCCTCACCATCCAGACCCACACCGCAGACGAATGCCTGCAGGCTTGGCTGGATGCCTGCGACCTCTACGCCGAGCGCTTCAGGCCGTTCTAGCCGCTGATTAGCCGCGCCTAGCTCCCTCTCCCTTCATCCCATGGCACCATTGGCCTGCCGGGATGGTCCGAATACAACACCCTCACGGGGAATCAGGACAGGGCATGCGGCCCATCGGAATCCCGGCACCCTCTTCCCTAGTCAGCCCTTGACGGCTGCACTGGGCTAGCCTATTGTCTGAACACGGGGGCGACCCCACCGCATACCAGCCATGCAGCATCCGCTCTGCACCGTCCTGCCCGATACCCCGCCCAGTCAGCGGGAGGCAGAACGTGTGACCTTCGTCAATGCCCTGCGCTCCGATTGGAGTCATCAGCACGACGCTGGTGACTTGCACGACGCCTTCCAGGCAGACGGCATCCCCTACACCGTGCAGCTGACCCCGCCGAAGCCTGAACCCCAGTGGTGCGGCAACGACGCGCACGACGACCTGCTCACCCCCTGGCAACGTAATTCCGCACTGTCATGACTAGCACTAACGAGCTGCAAGCCCTGCTCAAGCAGGCCGTCCACGACGACTACCACGAAGAGCCCGCTGTCGAGTTCCTCCAAGACCACGGCATCTGCTACTTCAGCCACAGCCGTCAGTACCTGATCGAACTCGCCTATCGCAACGGCTGGAGGCCCGCGTCATGACCTTCCTCCTTACCTACGTGCCAGCCCTTGAGCGTTGCGCGACCAGCGAGATCACGCCCATCAGCGAAATGCTCTGCGCCGATGCGTCCTGGTCCCCCGAGCAGGTATCCGCCGCCTTCCTTCGTCATCACCCCGGCATTGAACTGATCGCCTGCACCCAGCAGCCATGAGCTACGCCATCCAATCCCTCACCGCTACCGGTTGGTCATCCACCTTTCCCCTTCTCGATACACCCCTCAACCCCGACGCCAATGTCTTCCAACAGCAAGAGCAGGCAACACGTCTCGCTGCCGACCTTCATGACCTCTGGCCCGACGCGCTCTTCCGCGTCATCCGCGTTGACGACGACTGAGCCCACGCTTCCAACCTTCTCCCATCGCCCAAACCGTCATGCCCGCCGCACGCACCGCCAAACCCGCCGCAGCTTCCTCAGCCGCCACGCTGATGCCATCCTCTTCCTCTGGTCCTGCCTGCTCATCGCTGGAATCATCATCCTTGCCCTCACTTGAGGCCACACTGGATGAGTTGACGGAGCTGGCCCACAGTGAAAAGGCCCTTCAAGCGCGACGACAAGAACTCCTTGACTCGCTGGATCAACTGGTGGAAGCAGGTGAGGCAGAGGAGGCAATGGAATGGAACGACTGCAAAATCACCCGCCGTTGCCGCAAGTCCTACACCTACCCTGAGCACATCCTTGATCAGCGCCAGCAGCTCAAGGCCGCAGAGCAGCTCGCCGTTGCTTTAGGCGAGGCTGGGGTAAAGATCACAAACTTCTGGGAGGTGCGCTGATGAATGTCTGCTGCTTCCATGGAGCTTTGTTGTCGCATCCAAGCTTGGTCGACCTTGGCAAAGGCAACTTGCGCTGCTCCTTCACTTTTAAGATCACAGAACGTGGTGCTCCATCCTCCTGCCTTATTGACGTATCAGCAGATGGGAAGCTCGCATCCTTTGCTCACCACCTCCTTCACGGCGAGCATGTCCTCGTGACCGGGAGTATTGCGCTCGAACAGTGGGAGTCCGCAGATGGCAAGCTCCATAAGAAGCATTGCGTCCGCGCCAACAGGATTGAGAGGATTTGATGATGACTGTTTTGTTCACTTTGGGCAAGGCTGAGACAACGATCAAACACTTCTGGGAGGTGCGTGGGGCATGACTAGCACCACTGAACAGGTCCTGCTCAATAGCCTCAGCAATGGCACACACTTGCGCATCACCACACGTCAGGGCCTAGCCCCAGGCATCACCCTGGTGCGTTTCCTGAAGACCACGCCAAGGCGCAAGCTGCTTGATCAGATCGCTGAATGGGGGCCAGCCGGCTGGGCCTCCAATCGCTGGGTGCCGCGCCCGCCAGCCGTACCCGAAAACATTATCCGCCAGGTTGAGGCGCTGCTTTCGTGATGTCTCTACTTGTCTGGCTGCTGAGGTTGCCGTTTAGCCAGAAGGGCAACTTGTGATTACCTTCACCGTCGCCGGCATGGCACCGCAACCGCAGGGCAGCAAACGCCACGTAGGCAACGGTGTGATGGTCGAATCCTGCAAGAACCTTAAGCCCTGGCGTTACCTCGTCCAGCAGGCCGCCATTGCCGTCAATCACCCCACCATCACCGGCCCCGTCTCCCTCTCTTGCGTCTTCCTCTTTCCCCGTCCCAAGTCGCACTACACCGCCAAAGGCACCCTCAAGCCCTCAGCGCCAACCTTTCACAGCGTCAAACCCGATGGCAGCAAATGCCTCCGCTCTACTGAAGATGCTCTTGTCGATGCTGGCCTCCTTCAAGACGACGCACGCATCGCCATCTCCTCATTCACCAAGCGCTACACCGTCGCCGCAGAGCACCCCGGCGCCCTCATCACCATCATCCCCCTCGCGGCAACCTAACCACAACGCCACGACCATGGAACCATGGAGCATCGTCGCTAATCACCCCTTCGATGGGGATCCCTTCGGCCTGGTCATTGATCTGCCCGAGCTGACCATGGCCGATGCTGAGCACGTCGCCATCAACCTCCTCGGCTCCTTTCAGCTGACCGGCGCCTACGTTCCCTCTTCCCTGGCTCATCCCCTGCAGGGGCAGTACCTCTTCTTGTACCGCGTTGCGCCAGAGCGCATCAACCGCATGGCCACCGTTTGGGCTGAAAACTTGGATGATGCCGAGCTGCGTCTCAACATCCTCGCGGCTGACGGTATCCTCCTGATGCCCGCTTCCGGTTAAACTCCGGCCATGGCAAAGAAGAGCACCAACGTAGAAATTGACGAGCGGGTCAACGCTGTCTACGACCTGCTACTTCGTGCGCACAGTAGGCATCAAATTGTTCAGCACGCTGCAAATACCTGGGATGTGTCAGCTCGTCAGGCTGATGATTACATCGCTCGCGCACGCCAGTTGATGCAACTGGACGCCGAGCTGGAGCGCCCGCAATGGCTAGCTGCTGCCATCGCCCGCCTCGTTGAATACGAGCGCCGCGCATCAGAAGCCAACCAGCTCAGCGTTGCCCTGAAAGCTTTGGAAGACCAGGCACGTCTGCTGCGCTTTGAGATGAGCTGATGCCCAGCCTGCTGGACGGCATCACCACTCAGTCTGGCCTGCTTGACTTTCTCAACCCAGAGATTGACTCGTCAACGCCATCAGCGGCTGATGCCCTAGCCCGCGTTCGCGCCACCCTCCTGCCCCATCAACTCGCCTTCTGCGATGACATCACCCACCGCAAGATCGGTCTGGTCTGCGGCTTCGGTGCTGGCAAAACGCACGGCTTGGTCGCCAAGGCCGTCACCCTGGCCGCGCAGAACATCGGCTATGCCTCAGCCCTGTTTGAACCCGTCGCGCCCATGCTGCGCGACATCCTGGAGCGCACCTTTGACGACCTGCTGACCGAGTGGGAAATCCCTTTCACCTTCCGCGTTAGCCCGCTGCCTGAATACACCCTCACCTTTGCCGAGGGGCAGCACACGATCCTGCTGCGCACCATGGAAACCTGGAACCGCATTCGGGGCCAGAACCTCTGCGCCATCGGCTTTGACGAGGCCGACACCGCCCCGCAACGCGTGGCCGAGAACGCAGCCCGCATGGCCCTGGCCCGTCTGCGTGCTGGCCACGTCCGCCAGTTCTATGCCGCCACCACACCGGAGGGCTTCGGCTGGGCCTACCAAACCTTCAAGCGCGATGCCAAAGACGACACCCGCCTGATTCAGGCCCGCACCGCAGACAACCCGCACCTGCCCGATGACTTCATCCCCAGCCTGATTGCCAACTACCCGGCCAACCTGATCCAGGCGTACCTGAATGGCGAGTTCGTCTCGCTGACCACCGGCACGGTCTACGACCGCTTCAACCGCAACCGCCATGTGGTGCCCATCGCCATCGAGGATGACGAGACGATCCTGATGGGCTGCGACTTCAACGTCGGTAACACCAATGCGGTGCTGGGTGTGCGCCGTGGCCGCGAGCTGTTCATCGTTGACGAGATCGCCGCCGCTCACGACACCGACGCATTAGGCAAGGAGCTGCGCCGTCGTCACCCCCAGGCGCGGGTGCTCGGCTACCCGGATGCCTCAGGCCGCAATCGCAGCACCAACAGCAGCCGCAGCGACATTGCCATCCTGCAGAGCTACGACATCAGCAACATGGCCCCGGCAGCAAACCCGCCCATCCGCGATCGGGTGGCATCTGTGCAGGCGCTGCTGGAGAACGGCAACGGCGAAACCCGCCTGTGGATTGATCCGCGCTGCCGCAAGCTGATCGAGTGCCTGGAGCTGCAGAGCTACACCGACAAAGGTGAGCCCGACAAGCAGGCTGGCTACGACCACATGGTTGATGGACTGGGCTACATGTGCCACCGCCTGTTTGAGGTGGGTCGGCCAACGGCCGGGCGTGCTGTGCGCGGCGTGCGGCTCTACTAGCTCGACATAGCGGAGCCTATGGGCTAGTGTTCGCTAGTCGGAAGCGATGGGCAGCGCCCACCACCGACCACCACTGCATTGACCCCATGACCACCATCACCTGCGCAGCCGTGTGGCTGCTGCTGCCGCTGATTGTCCTGATCGGCGTGGCGCTCTGGCTCAGCGAGAGCCGCCAGCAACGCATCCAACGCCTGCACCGCTCCGGCTACAGCCAGACACGCATCGCCCAGCACCTCAACATCAGCCGTTATGCCGTGAGGAAAGCCTTGGCCTAGCGGAAACCTAGGCCAAAAGCGCGTGCATAATTTCGCCGCCAGCCTGAACAACCTGTCTCTCACCACTGTTGAAGAGCTGCAGGTTCACGATCCATCGCTGGCCTGGCAGCGCATGGAACCACGCTGGCGGCTGATTGAGCAGCTTGGCCTTGGCACGCTCGGAATGCAGGCCGCTGGCAAGCGCTACCTGCCGCAGGAGCCCCGCGAGGATGACGATGCCTACAGCGCCCGCCTGGCCCGCAGCGTCTGTCCGCCCTACATGCTGCGCCTGGAGCAGATGCTGGCCGGGATGTTGTGCCGCAAGCCGGTGCGCCTCGACAACGTGCCCGATCCGATCCAGGAACACCTCTTTGACACAGACCTAGCCGGCAACGATCTCAATGCCTACCTGCAGGAGCTGGCCCGCACCTGCATCCGCTACGGGCATGTTGGCGTCCTAGTGGACTACCCACGCGGCGACGAGGGCGATGACACCCCGGTCACTGATTTCAGCCGGCCGTACTGGGTCAGCTACACGCCGCGTGACATCCTCGGCTGGCGTACTGATGTGATCGGCGGCAGCCAGAAGCTGACGCAGCTGCGCCTGCTGGAGCGGGTCACTGTGCCCTACGGCGAGTTCGGCGAGGAAGTCTGCGAGCAGGTGCGCGTGCTGGAACCCGGCCGCTTCCGCCTGTTCCGCAAGCAGGCATCCAAGAGCCGCAACTGGGAGCTGATCAGCGAAGGCGCCACCACGCTTGACGAGATCCCGTTTGCCGTGGCCTATGCCAACCGCACCGGCCTGATGGAATCCACTCCGCCGCTGGAGGAAGTGGCCTGGCTGAATCTCAAGGCCTACCGCTGCGAATCCGATCAGGCCAACATCCTCCACGTTGCAGCTGTCCCCCGCTACAACCTGTTCGGCGTGCCGGCTGAGCTTGACGAGCTGGACGCTGGGCCAGCGTCAGCCATGGCGTTCCCGGTGGATGCACGCGCTGAGTTCAGCGAACCCACCGGCACTAGCTATCAGGCCCGCTTCACCGAGCTGGATCGCATTGAAAAGCAGATCGCCGAGCTGGGTCTAGCTGCCGTGCTCGGTCAGAACATGACCAACCAGGCCGCCGAATCCAAGAGCATCGACCGCAGCCAAGGTGATGCTGCGCTGATGGCTGTGGCCTTGGGCCTGCAGAACCTGATTGATACCTGCCTGCGGTTTCATGCGGCCTACCTGAACCTGCCAACAGCGGGCAGCAGCATGGTCAACAACGACTTCGTGGCGCACAAGCTGGAGCCCTCGCATGTAGCCGAGCTGATCAAGCTGCGCGTCGGCGGTGACATCACCCAGGAAACGCTGCTGATCCAACTGGCTGATGGTGAATGGCTCTATGACGACTTCGATGTGGATGCCGAGCTGGAGGCCACGGCTGCGCAGCAGGAGCGGCGCCTGGGGGCACAAGAGCAGCAACTGAGCGCCAACCTGCAGCAGCTGCCATGAGCGAGCGGTAGTCATCGGCTGTGACGGCAACCTAGGCCGCACCTTTGACCCTGTGGGTCTACATGCCCGACAACGACACCGCTCCTGTGGAGCAGTCTGCACCTGATGCCTCGGCCCTAGAAGCTGAGCTGAACCTGCTGCGCAGCAAGAACAAGGAACTGCTGGAAGAAAAGCGCAAGCTGCGCAAATACGAGCAGATGGCAGCAGAGTTGCCTGATGGCACCGACGTGCGGGCGCTGCTGGAGTTCAAGCAACGCGCCGAGCAGGCTGAGCTGGAACAGCAGGGCAACTACAGCGAAGCCCGCCAGAAGCTGGAGCAGCAGTACCGCGAGCGCGAAGGCACGCTGCAGCAGCGCCTTGATGCCCTGGAAGCTGAGAACCGCGAGCTGAAGTTGATCGGCCCTGCGGTCGCTGCCCTGGCGGACATTGTTCACGACCCTGACGAGGTGATCCGCCTGCGCCTTAAGCCGGAGCAGATCGAACGCGAGCCCGATGGCACCGTTGTTGTGGTGGATGGCTATCAGCGCACACCAATCAACGACTGGGCCAAGACCAGCCTGCCGCAGTATCGGCTCAAAGCACCCAAGCCACAGGGCACCGGCGCACCGGCCGGAAGTCGCAGCGCTGCGGTTGTTCCATCAGGCACCAAGAACCCGTTCAGCGCTGAGCATTACAACCTCACCGAACAGGGCCGCCTGTTCAAAACAAACCCCGAGCTATACGCCAAGCTCAAATCAGAAGCCAAGCGGTAATCTATAGCCGTAAGGGAAGGCTGTGCTGACCCGTGAAGGCCTGTGGCCGCGTCCCAATCCTCTTAAACCATCATCATGGCAACCCTTCGGAGCGACATCATTGTCCCCGAGGTGTTCACTGCCTACGTTGACGAGGCTGTCACCACTCGGTCGGCCTTCATCAACAGCGGCGTGATCCAACCTCTGGACATTCTCAATGCCACAGAAGGCGGCGACTATGTGAACGTCCCTTCCTGGTCCTCCAACCTCAGTGGCGACGCTGAAGTTCTGAGCGACACCACCAGCTTGATCCCCGGCAAGATCGGTGCTGAAAAGCAGATCTGCCCGGTCCTGCACCGTGGTCGCGCTTGGGAAGTGCGCACTCTGGCTGCGCTGGCCGCTGGCGACGACCCCATGCAGGCCATTGGCCGCAAGGTCGCCGACTACATCAGCCACCAGCAGCAGAAGGATGTGTTCTCCATCCTGCGCGGTGTCTTTGGCCCGCTGACCAGCAACACCACCGGTGCGCTGCGTGCGTTGGCCATTGATTCCAACGCAACGGCAGTCACCCTCAACCCCGGCAAGGTGGCTGAAGCCCGCGCTGCTCTTGGCGATCAAGGCGAGAAGCTGAGCGTCATTGCGATGCACAGCAAGTGCTTCTACGACCTCGTGGAGCGCAAGGCGATCGACTACGTGACCAACGATGAGGCACGTGGCGGCGGCACTGAAGCCACCACCGGCATTGCTCCGGTGTTTAGCGGCAGCATGGCCGCAGCCTATGCCAGCGACCTCACCGTTCCCTTCTACATGGGGATGCGCGTGATCGTCTCTGACGACGTGAACAACGATGGCACCAACTATGCCTCGTACCTGTTCACCCCTGGCGCCATGGCCTCCGGCACCCAGTCGGGCCTTGTGACCGAGACCGACCGTGACATCCTCGCTCTGAGCGATGCCATGTCGGTGCATTGGCACAATCTCTATCACCCCCTCGGTGTGTCCTACACCTCTGGTGGCGTGAACCCTTCCCGCGCCACGCTGGAAGCGGCCAGCAACTGGACGCAGATCTACGAAACCAAGAACATTGGTGTCGTCAGCATCGTTTCCAACCCCAACTTCTGAGGTAACTAACGATGGCATCCATTTTTGAACTGGAGCAGGCCAACTTCGGCCGCGCTACCCAGGGCCGCGTGCTGCTGGCCGGCGGCAACGCTGACACCACCCTCACCGCTGCCCAGAGCGTTGAGAGCCTGATCACGGTGACCCCATCCACGGGCCGCACCTACACCACCGCCACCGCCGCTGAGATCATCAGCGAGCTGGGCGACAGTGGCATGGTCGGCCAGTGCTTTGAGGTGACGATCGTCAACCTCGCAGGTGCGACTCACGCCATCACCTTTGCTGGTGGTGCAAGCGTGAGCGTGTCCGGCTCTGTCACCGTGGCAGCAGCCAGCTCGGCCACCTTTATTGGCCGTGTGGCGACCAGCTCCACAGTCATCTTCTACCGGAAGTGATCAGTGGGATTGTTCGCGTTCAGGCGACTGCGTGAACAGCTGGAGGCTGCCTCTGCGGAGGCGGCCTCTTTTGCTGTTGAGCAGACCTCGCCAAAGGAAGAGGCCAGGCCTCGCCGCCGTGGTCGGCAACCTAAGGAAATCCAGGTGACAGAAGACTGATGGCCACCTTTCTGGGCGGCGGCGAGGCTGCAGTAGAAGCAAGCGGTGTCGCTTATCGCGCTGCGGTCACCATCACGCGCCCCAGCAATACCACGGCCTACACCGCCGGTGATGTGATTGGTGTGGCTGATGGCGTCACGCCCGCCAATGCGGGCAGCGCCATCATCACCCTGCCCAGCATCGGCCCCAGCGGTGGCTACGTGCTAGTGCAGTCGGTGCGCCTGATGATTGCAAGCACCACGGTGCCCAGCGGCATGGCCGGATTCCGGCTGCACTTCTACACCGCCATTCCCACCGCGATTCTGGACAACGCCGCGTTTGATCTGGTGAGCGGCGAAGTGGGTGCCTATGCGGGGTTTGTCGATCTTTCAGCGCCGCAAGACCTGGGCAGCACGTTGTTCACGCAATCTGACTACTGCGGCACGGCAATCAAACTGGCAGCCGGCAGCAACATCCTTTATGCCGAACTTGAAACCCGTGGCGCGTACACCCCAGCCAGCGGCACTGCTCACAGCCTGCGGGTAGTGACACTGGAGGCTGGCCTGTGACGTTGATACTGCCATCGCGCCGCGCTGCGTTGATGCCAGGCCAGTGGGTGCGCAATGCCCTTTGGCGCAGCGCAAAAGCGGTGCCAAGCCTTGATCTGCGCTTTGCGGACAGCAAATCGCTGGTTGACTCCAGAACGGGGCAGAGCCTGATTACCTTCACCCGCGCCAGCAGCGCGACCTACATCGACAGCGCGGGAACGCTGCAGACGGCGGCTGTGGATGTGCCGAGGTTTGACCACAACCCCACGACCGGCGAAAGCCTGGGCCTGCTGGTGGAGGAGCAGCGGACGAATTTGTTAGTGCAGTCGGAGAATTTTGGGACAACTTGGACAGCAAATGGACTACTAGCATTTGGTAGTGGTTCAACGCTAAACGCATTAACAGCACCAGACGGGCAAACGACGGCAGATTTAATCACCGAAAATACCTCAAACAGTCAGCACAACGTTAATCAAACTTCTACAACTACTGGAGCCAAAAGATTCTCTGTTTTTGCCAAGCAAGGCCCTGGAGCGCGATTATTTCGTTTAATTGATTTCAATGCTACAGATGGCGCTCAAGGTGAAACTTATTTTAACCTTTCAACCGGAGCAGTGGTCAGTGGACCCGGAACAATTCAGGCACTGCCTAATGGATGGTATAGGTGCTCAATTCAATCAACTACCACCGTAACGTCAACGTATTTTATTTCTATTGCAACAAGTGCATTAGCGTTTGCTTATACTGGCGACGGCGCTAGCGGCATCTACCTCTGGGGCGCCCAACTAGAAGCCGGAGCCTTCCCCACCAGCTACATCCCCACCACTGCCGCCGCAGCCACCCGCAGCGCGGACGTTGCCAGCATCACGGGGGCGAACTTCAGCTCTTGGTATCGGCAGGATGAGGGGACGGTGTTTGCGGATGTTGTATCTGCACCAAACAATACGATCGCTCAGCTTGCTGCTGACATTTCAGATGCACTTGGCAACGAACGCATCTTTACACGACGCACTGGCGCTGGATCACTTGCGGTTGCCGTAATTGACGGAGGGGTTACACAAGCGGATGTAGGTGCCGGCCCAGTCATTTCTGGAGGCGCTCGCTACACAACAGCAGCTTCCTACCGCCTGAATAGCATCAACTTGGCGACTAACGGACAGATCGGAACCGAGGACACAACTGCGACAATTCCAACGCCGGATCGCATGTTTATTGGTCAAAACTTTGCAAGTACGCAACAAGTCGGAGGCACCATCCGCCGCCTCACCTTCTTCCCCCAGCGCCTCCCCAACTCCACGCTGCAGGCGATCACGCAATGACGCACTACCTCCGCTTCCCCGACGAATCCACCGGCATGGCTGCGCTGGATGCTGCTGGCCTTACCACCACCAATGAAGACGGCGACACCGTGGTGCTCACTGCCAGCCACACCCACGCCCTCGATGTCATCGGTCCCATCTACACAGGAGGCACCTTTGACCCCGACACCGGCGAGGTGCTTACCCCACCCGTGCTGCTGAGCGGCTGGCACGTCAACTACATCGGTGGCTTGCCTGATTGGTGGGACGCCTATGTCGTGACGCCGGAGCAGCCGGCAAGGGTGTTTGCCGCCTAATGGCTGATCTGTCAGCACAGGTCGAAGCCTTCCTGCGCAATGCCCTTTCGGCCAAGAAGCTGGAAGACCGCCTGATCAAGCAGGCGTTGCGCGATCTGCGCACCACGCTGGCAGCTGTGGAGCGTGCGGTGGGCAGTTCCGGCGCTCTGGCTGTAGGGCCAGGCCGGGAGCGCATCATTGCCAGCATCGTTGCAGCTGTTGGCCGCAGCGTGCAGGACAGCTTCGGTGTGCCGCAGCTGGCGGCCATGCAGAACGCCTTGGCGCCATTTGTCGAGCGGCAGCTGGACTTTGCCCGCCGCATGGTCACCATGGCCGGCGGTGAGCTGGCCTCCGATGGTGGGGTGCAGGTCACGCAGGCGCAGATCAACCGCCTGGTGAACGATGCCGTGGTGGGCGGCAAGACGCTCAGCACACAGCTGACCGCAACACTGCCGGCCGCTGTGGCCGATCGCGTGGAGCGCTACATCCGGTTGGGGCTGTCCGATCTGGGCGGCGAAGTGTTCCGCACCTATGAGGATGCGGTCGTCCGCGTCACGGAGAACAACGTCGAGGCCATCATCCGCACCGGGGTGCAGGAGGTGGGCAACGCGGCCCAGCAGGCGATCTATGAGTTCGAGGCTGACCCGGCCTGGATGGGGCCTGAAGGGCTGGTGTGGACGGCAGTTCTGGATAGCGCGGTCTGCCCGATCTGCCTGAAGCTGGACGGCAAGCGCTTCCCGACCGACTACCGCAAGGTCAGCCCGCACATGCAGTGCCGCTGCTACCTCCTGCCGTGGAAGTGGCGCAGCGAAGACATGACCGACCCGAGTGGCAACAAGGTGCCGCCCAAGCGACCCGCCGACGGCGATGGCGCTGAGCAAGCGCTGAGCTTCAAGGTTGCGGCTAGGCAGTGGGTCAGCGACAACCCCGCAACTGCGCAGGCCATCTTCGGCAAGAAGCTCGGCCAGCGCCTGGTGGACGGCGAGATCGGCTTCGACAAGGCCGTCAAGCTCTGGTCAGCACCGAAGACGCCACCGGCAACTTAAGGCCAAGAGTGCGCCGCCATGCCCGTCACCGTTGTCGCCACTGCCGGGGCCAGCAATGCCAACAGCTACCTGTCGGTGGCCGCTGCTGATGATCTGGCCAACCTGTACCTCGGCACCTTGAACTGGGCCACGGCAACCACTGACAACAAGGGTCGGGCGCTGATCATGGCGACCCGCTACCTCGACGAGCTGCAATACGTGGGCAGCAAGGCTTCCACAACGCAGGCGCTGCTCTGGCCGCGCAGTGATGCTGAATGCGGCGACTGGAGCTTCACCAGCAGCGAGATTCCGCAGCCGATCAAGCAAGCCGCCTTTGACCTGGCGGAATACCTGCTGGGTGATAGCAACGTGCTCAGCGGCACCGGCGCTGGTAGCAGCGAACTGATCCCTGGCATCCCCAATGCCAACCTGAAGCGAGCGCGGGTTGACGTGATCGACGTGGAGTTCAATCAGGCCGGCCAGGCAGAGGCCAAGAACGCCCTGAACGTGGTGCCGCACTTGAAGCAAGTGCTCGGTTGCTTGTGCCTGAGCGGCTCCAATTCCAGCGCCCGATCAGTGCCGGTGTTGCGAAGTTAGAGTGTGACAATGCCCGTCGCTGAATGCCAGCTTGATCTGTTTGCGGTTGCTGCAGTTGCACCGCTCAAGCGACGTGCTGAACCGTATTTGGCCAACCCGCTGACCCGCTCTGAGCAGCGCCGCATCGGGCGCATGTATGCCGAGCACATTGGCCTGATCAAGAGCTTCGGTGGCAAGCTGGCACGCAAGTACGGGCACTGCATTGCACGCGAGGACATCTTTTCCTGCGTGGACATGGCCTTCATCAAGGCGTGCAAGGCCTGGAACCCGGACCGCGGAAGGCTGAGCACCATCTTCTGGGCCTTTGCGCAAGGTGAGGTGCTGCATTACCTGCGCAGCCACAACTGGACAATCAAGGCGACGCACAAGGCGCGGCTCCTCGGCAACCAGGCCCGCAAGCTGATGGCACTGGGCTGGGAGTCTGCAGCCGTGTGCCGCGAGTTGAGCTGCAGCAAGACCGACCTGAAGGATGCGCTGCTGGCCACCGCCGGCATTGCGCATGACGTCAAAGGCTTCGACCTGCACGTCTCGCCGATCCCGACACCGTGGGAGGTGCTGGAAGCAGAGGAAGAGCGGCTGGCGGCAAGTTAGGGCACACGCAACAACACCCACGTGGCCGGAACCTATTTCGCCGCTCTTGATCTCAGGTTCTGGGTCAAGGCTGGCACCACCGCTTCCAGCGCTCCGACAAGCTCCAGCACCATGACGGAGGTGCTGAGCCTGACCAATGCTTCGATCTCGGTCAGCTCGGACACGCAGGATGTGCTGGACTACAGCACCGACTTCGGCTTCAAGTCCAGCATTGTTACCGGCAACAGTTATACGATCAGCGCCGCGCTGAACCTGGACCCGACCTCCACGGGCTACTTGATCCTCAAGCGTGCAGCGCAGACCTCGGCCAACAACGTGGCGGTTCAGTGGTACCGTGAGCTGCCGCTGCTGGGTGCTGGCAACACCGATGCGCAAGTCGATGCCGGGGTAGCGTTTGTTGGCAACTGGTCTGAGAGCCTGGAAGCTGGGTCGGTGGCGGCTGTGACCTTTGACCTGGTGGGCTATGGCGCACCCAAGAACTACCAGCAGGGTGACGGCATTGCCACGCTGACGGTCACTAACGGCGGCCTTGGCCTGTCCGCTCAGACTGGCGTTCCGCTTGTCAGCACCACTCCGGCACAAGGCAATGGCTCGGGCAAGAATGCCACCGTCACGATCACGGTGAATGGTTCTGGTGTGATCCAGACCGCAACCATCGTGGCCTCTGGCGAGAACTACAAGGTGGGCGATGTGTTGACGATCAACGACCCCACCGTCTTTGGCACTGGCGATACGCTGCCGGTGCTGACTGTGGCAACCGTGAGCTGAGCAACTTAGACTCGGTGAGTCGAGGGGGCGGTCGTTGTGGAGGCGACCGCTTTTTTCTTGTCTACAGTCCGCTGCTTTCAAGTCGGCGCCATTCGGCCGCAAAAAAGCGATCAAGCGGCCTGGCTTCTAGTGCTGGCTGGATCCAGTTGCGACCGGGAACAATGGTGCCGCGCCTGGTGGTGTAGCCGGTCAGGATCAGCGGCGCATAGGAAAAACCGCTGTCGCTTTTGACATCCCACGTGAAACGCAGCTGTGTGGCGCTGGGGCGATCGCGGCGTTGTGAGCGCAGGAACTTGCCCAAGTCCACGATGTCACGCGGGCTGCTGACGCGGGAGCCATTGCGGCGACGTGTTTCACGCGGCCAGTTGAACTGTGGCGATTGGATTTCCTCTTTGAGCTGCTGATCCATCACCTTGCCGTAGCCGGTGAGGATGACCGGGATCCGCAGCTTGAGCTGGGTGCTGTTCCAGCCGGTCAGCTTGTAGGTGGCCTTGACCTGAACGGTCATCAGTTCTGCAGGTAGCGGGCAATGCGGATCTTGTCGCCGAGCACCTGTTGCAGCGTGCTGCCGATTGTGCCGGTGCTGCCGTAAGGAAAGCGGCTGCTGATCACCTCGCAGTTGGCGCTGCCTTGGCCGGCGAAGTTGAGGGTGCCGGTGGTGCCTGGCTTGATCCGTGCATCCAGGGCCTGCGGGCTCACCGCATAACCCTCCAGCACCTCGGTGTCAGCGTCAACGCCCGGCAGGTTGGCGCTGCTGCTGCCGCCCTGGCGCAGGTACAGGCTGACGGTGAGCGCTTCTGTGGCTGGCAGAACGTTGCCGGTGTCAGGGTCGGTGGTGGTGCCAACGGTGGCCACATTGAAGGTGGCTGTGGCGTTGGCGAGACCGGCTAGAGCGCTTGTCATGGCCTAGGTTGCTGCGGCGGCAACCTTGGGAAAGATGATGGGTTGGCGTGGCGGATCAGCTTGGGCAGGCTGTACTGACGCTGACCGTTGACGATCGGCAGTTCAATGCTGGACTGAATCGCGCCAGATCAGCCGCAGAAGGAGCAGGGGCTGCTCTGCGCAATGCCATTGGCGGGCTTGGACTTGCAACCTCAGTCGGTGGCATTGCGGCGTTCATTGGCCAACAGGTCACTCAGCTTGACGCGGCTTCTGCCGCTGTGCGAACTCTTGGCGTTGACTCAGCGCAGTTAGTACCAAAGTTGCGTGCGCTATCCGTAGAGCTTGGCAACAACATCAGTGTTGTTGAGTTAACCAAAGCCGCCTACGACGTCGCCAGCTCTGGCTTTGCAACAGCAGCGGATGCAACGGCCATTCTTCGAGCTTCCGCATTGGGTGCCAAGGGTGGCTTTGCGGAGGTGGCCGATGTTGCCAGCGCGGTTACGGGTGTGCTGAATGCTTATGGCAAAACCGCCGCAGAGGCCGGGCTGCTTGTTGACCAGTTTGTGCAGACGCAAGCTGATGGCGTGATCACTGTGCGTCAATACGCAGCAGAGATCGGCACCATCGCTTCGATTGCGGCAGCTTCTGGCATCAGCATTCAAGAGCTAAACGCTGCCATCGCAACGGCAACGTTGCGAGGTGTCCCGGTAGCTCAGACGTTTACCGGTCTTCGCCAGGCCATCAGCAGCATTATCAAGCCATCAGAGCAAGCCAAGGACTTGGCCAGTTCGCTTGGCCTTGATTTCAGCCTTAGCGCACTTCAGGCAAAGGGGTTCGGTGGCGTGCTGGCCGACGTGCAGGCTAAAACAGGTGGCGCAGCAGATAAAATCGCAATCCTCCTAGGTAGCGTCGAAGCGCAGACTGCAGTGCAGCCACTCCTGAATGACAAGCTTGTCAAATACAATGAACTGCTGGGGCGTCAAGCTAAAGCCGCTGGCGCTGCATCTGATGCGTCGCAGACCAATGCCAGCACAATTAGTAGCGGCCTCAAGCAAATTGGCGCAGGTTTCTCCAACCTTGCAACAACGCTAGACACAGTTTTATCGCCGCTATTTGCCGGATTTATCAAAGACATAAACAGCATTCTGGTCAAACTTAATCAGGTATCAACGCTTGCTCCCGACAAAGTGCTCAAAAGAGAGCGGCAGGCCACAGACATTGTGGCCGGGCAGATCTCTCTGTTGCAAGGAACCGGATTCTTTGGGCCTGCAACTGTCACGTATGGAGGCAAAACCTACAAAGGTTCTGCAACTGGAATCCGAGAAGCAATTCTTCAAGATCTGCTCAGGCGGGATCTTGCTGAAATCAATAAGCCTTCAGGCGCAACGGGAAAGCAAAGTCTTCCAGCCAAGCCGCCGCCGCCCCCTCCAGACAAGACGCTTCTTGCCCAGCAACAGCAGCAGCGGGTTGAGGCCCAGCTGGCCCTGCAGACCGTCAAGCAGCGCATTGCCGCAGCCAATGAGCTGGCCGCTGCCGAAGCTGGCGTCGTGCGTCAGACGATCCAGCAGCGCCAGGAGATCGAGGCTGGCGTCCAGGCGGCCAAAAATCAGGTGATTCAGATCGGTGCCCAGATTGATGCGCTGCGCCTGCAGGGCAAAGACACCGGCCCTGACATGCAAAAGCTGGTGGATCAGCAGGTCGTCGCATCAGAAGAGGTGCGGCTCAAGCTGATCGAAGGCGCCACAGCACTGAAGACTGCAGGCAAGCAGCTGCGCGATGACCTCAAGCAGGCCACGCTGGAGCTGGCCGGCATCCGCAATGACCCCAAGGGGTTGAATCAGTTCCTGAATCCAGAGCAGCGCGATCGGCGCGGGCTGGAAACGTTGCGCTCCATCCTGCCGCTGTTCCGTGATGCGCAGGCTGACTTCACTCGGATCACCGGTGCGCAGGCGCCAGAGTTCAGCGGTTCGACAAGTGATGTTGTCGAATCCGTGCGGCAGTTCATTCAGCAAGTCGATCGCGAAAAGGCCGCCAACACCAACGTCGCCAACCTGCAGGAAGCGCTGAACAAGAACACCGCAGACCTGGTGGGTGTCAACCGGGAGCTTCTTGCGGCAACCCGCGAGCTTGCGGCCAAGTCCTGGGCGGTCAACGTCAACGTTCCCGGCGGCAGCGCCAGCGGCGACGTGCTCAATGCTGTCAATGGAGCGCTGTCATGACCATCACCATCGGCAGCTTCAGCACCAGCGTTCTCACGGCGCAGCCGTTTGGCTACGAAGGCGATGCCCGCACCGGCCTGACCGCTCGCACCTTCCGCGTCAATGGGTTGCTGACCAGCGCTCAGTGGCAAGCCTTGGTGAGCGAGTACGGCACCTGGCGCAACTCGCGCCTCACCGATGCCGACACGCTCAGCAGCGCCAGCGTTGGCACCACCGTCAGCGTCAGTATCGCCAGCAGCAACGGCCTGAGCATCAGCGGCTTGGCCTGCTGGTTCACTGAGCCCCCCAGTGGGGAGCAAGCTGGCCCCTACATCAGTGCCAATGCCACGTTGGTGGATGCGGCGCAAGCGCTGGCCGTGCTGCTGCGGGAGCAGGAGAAAAGCCGCCAGAACTCTGAGGCAACGGTGCCTAGCCTTGGCACGGTCACCCTGACGCGGGCTACAGGCACCTCACCGATTGTCACCTTGACCAAGCCGATGCTGACCCGCCAGGACGGCCCCAGCGTGTCGCTGACGGCAACGGGCGTGAGCTACGTGACCGGCGCACTGGCGGCGCACAAGGTGCGCCAGATCGAGGGCTATCTCACCACGGGCAGCTACGACGACGTGTTGTCTTGGTACGACGAGACGATTGCCGCTGTACCGAGCAGCACCAGCTGGTTCCCGATCTCGCCGCCCAGCGCAACGGCTGAGGTGATCATCAGCGGCGGCGCCAAGAGCACCCGCTACAGCGTCTCCCTGACAGCGCTGCAGATCATCTGATGGCCATTGACATTCGCGCCACAGTCATTTGCAGCCTTGGCACGCTGATCAGCGCCTCAATCAACGACGACTACGTGCAAGGCACGGGCCTGATCAAGACCAAGGGATCAGCTGAAATCCGGGGCACCATCACGCCAGCGCCGGGGACTGTCGTCACCTTTTCCTACACCAAGGCCGGTCAGCAGTTCACATTGCCGCGCAAGCTGCGCGTGCTCAGCAGCTTTGCCGATCCGTACCGGCGCACCACCTCCGTGGAACTGGGCTGCAAGTTGACGTACCTGCAGGATCTAGCAGAGCGCGTCAGCTGGCGCCCACTAGACGACCCTGCCAACAGCAGCCGCACGGAGGAAGAGCAGCGCATTGTCACGATCCCGATCAGCGGCGCTTCAATTGCTCAGAAGTGCTTGAGCGAGCTTGGCATTACGGCATCGTCAAATCCGATCAACCTTTCCTTTTCAATCCCGTCGTTTGATTTCTCGGCGGGCTACGCCAGCATCCTCAGCGACTTGCTGGTTTCAATGAGCCACTGCGGCTACCTCGACACCAGCGAGCAGCTGCAGGTCTTCAGCCTGGATCAAAAAGGCGGCACCGGTCCGGTTGTGGATGCTGGCAGCATCATTGACCTGGCGCCGGTTGGCGTTGGTCAGCTGCCTGCTGATGCGGTGGTCGTCAGCTACAGCACGCTGAAGCTCAAGTACGACGAGGGCGAGGAGAAACCGGCTGACGCGGACCCCAACGATCCGGTTGTCGAGGAGCAGGCCGTCAAGAACCGCAACTGGGAACGCGACGAGACGATCGGCGCTGTGACGCTGGTTCGCATCCCCAACCCATTGGCCGGCACCATCATTGGCCTGGGGACGATTGGCCCCGGCCCTGAACCGTATGACGCGGCTGAGTCATTTGACTACGCCTATTCGCCGCGCTCGGTCACCGAAACCACCTACGACGAGCTGGACCGCGTGGCCGTGCGGGTCACGACGGAATACACAATCCTGGCGGATGTGGCGCCGATGCTGATTGTGCATCTGGCCAACAAAGAGACTGAAGACAGCAACGTCAAGCGCGGCGTCACAGCTCCCGGCATTGGCAGCTCCGCTTACTACATCCGCACCACCGAAACATTTACCTACAGAGTCAACCAATACGAGCCGCGCCAGGCTGATGGCAAACCGCCAAAGGACTACGAAACCGTTGACAACCGTTCGGTTGTGGTTGAGGAGCCCCTGATCAAGCTGGCGGCATCGACGTCGATTTACGACAAAGCCTATGACGCGGGCGTGTATTTCGATTGGAAGCTTGACCCTGTCAATCTGTTTGTTGCCGAGAAGACTGTCGAGCGCCAGGAGCAGTCCGTTGATTTTGAAGGCGCACAGGTTACCAAGACAATCCGCGAGCTAAGCAAGGCCAATGGCTACACGCAGCGCGGGCAGCAGGCACTGGCATCTGCCTTTGACAAGGCCAAGCTGTTTGATTTCGTCAGCGAAAGCGGCACCGAAAAGGAGTCCACGGGACTTGCCGAAAAGATGCTGCTTCGCGCAGCCGATCTGACGCCTGATGGCGTTGAGGTCAACATCACAACCGGGCGCGAGCTGGGCCTGCAGAAGCGTCCCGAGCCGGTTGAGCGCAACAATGCCAAGGATGCAGCGGACACGGGCAACCCGCTGGACAACTACAGAACCGAATCAAGCAGCGAGCTGGCATTTGCGTATGGCGAGCTGTCAGCGCAGCGAGTGATCCGAATGACGCCGCCGTATGTCTCCGACGATCGCTTCATCAAAAGCGGTAACAAATACTATGCCTTCCGCAGCAATGCCCGCAGCACGGCACGCCTTTACGGAGAGACGCAGAACAGGCTGCTGCTGGGCAACCGCTACGGGATGAACGTCCAGACCGGCCCTGACATCCTGCCGGCCGCACCGTTCAGTCCGGTGATCATCAGCGCCAATGGGCTGAGCGCGTTGTACCGCACCAACGGCACCAGCTGGGCGATCAGCGCCGATGGGATTGTCGTGAGCAGCGATCTGCTGTTCTGGGGAGCTGTGGCAGGAACGGGAACGTTTTGGTTCCCGGTTGCACCTGGGATCACAACGCTGCCGACAGCACCTGCGGTGGTCAATGGCCAGATGACGGTGACGGCAGTGGTGCCGCCGTGGGCAGTCACGGAGTCGCTGCAGGCCGTGGTCAAATCCAAGATGGTGGTGACGGCATACGGCTATGCCCTGACCCAGCTGTCTGTCGTGCCCTTGAGCGTGCGGTCAAAGATGACCGTGCTTGCCACCTCCTCGATTCAGATCCCAGCAGCAAGCGTTGCTATCAGCGCTAGCGCTCCCTATGTGGCGCTCACCACTGTGGTGGTTGTACCGGCAGCGGCGATCACAGTGGCGGCGCAGTTGCCTGAGGTGGGCACATCAGTTGTCGTCAATGCACCGGCCGCCAGCATTGCGATCAGCGTCAGTGTGCCCAGCCTGCAGGCGGGAGGCGTTGACTTGCTGGCCCCGACCGCTGTTGTGGTTGTGGCTGCCGTCACGCCGTCGCTCAGTGTTGGCGCCGGCGGCCAGGATGCTGGAGTGGCGTTCTGGCGCGACTGGGCTTGGGCAGAGGATGGTGTGGGGCTGCTGAGTAATGAGTAGCCGGAAAGCTAGGGACACGTTGTCAGGCCATGGCAGCCCCCAACATCAAGAGCGGCAGCTCGGTCACGACGGTCACCGGCAAGACCGTGGGTTATGCCGTCACCACCTCGATGGCTGCAGCGCTGAGCAATGGCGCCAGCAGCGGCAAGGTGCTGAAAATCAATTCGGTGTACTGCGCCAACGTGGACGGCACCGCAGCTGCTGACATCAGCCTGGAGCATTACAACGGCACTACCGGCTTCGCCATCGGCAAGACCATCGCCGTGCCAGCGGATGCCACCCAGGTGCTGGTGACCCGCGAGGCATACATCTACCTGGAGGAAGGCCACAGCCTCCGCGCACAGGCCAGCGCTGCCGGCGATCTGGAGCTGGTCATCAGCTACGAGGACATCAGCTGATGTTGGGCTTCAACGGCGGATTGCTGGGCGTCAGGCGCACGCCAACAAACGACGCAGCATCTGGGCTGTGGTTCCAGAATGAGCAGAGCGTGGCAAAACGCGCTGGTATTTGGCATGGAGATCCCAATTTTTCTAGTGTGTCATTGCTACTGCACATGGATGGCAGCAACGGCAGCACGACATTCACGGACAGCAGCACCAACGCTCTCACTGTCACAGCCAACGGCAACGCACAGATCAGTACGGCACAAAGCAAGTTTGGCGGGGCAAGCGGCTATTTTGACGGCACTGGCGACTACTTAGATATAAGCAACACGGCAGCACCTGGAGGATCAGAGTCTTTCACTTGTGAAGTTTGGATCTACCCTGTGGCCGTAAGTGGTCAGGATAGAGTTATACTGGAAACTCGTGGTGGCTCCGGTTTTGTTTTCTTCATTAACGATTCTGGGTTTTTGCAGGTATTTGACTCTGATGCTGGACTGCTTGCAGCATCAACCACGGCACTGACTGCAAATACATGGCAGCATATTGCCGTGAGTAAGAATGGGTCAGTTGCAACGTATTACATTGGCGGCACTGCAGCAAGTGCCTACACTCTGACATCTCACGCATCGGCAAACAACTGCCGCATTGGGGCCAGGAACGACGCTGCGGCGGGATTCAACGGTTACATAGACGAATTGCGCATCACGAAAGGAATCAGCAGGTACAACGCGACGTTCACCCCATCGGGCGCTCCCTTCCCGAACGTCTGACGCTCTACTCCCACCGCCAAGCCATCCCAGCACCCCTGCCGCACCGCATCCGCTTTGCGGACGGCAGCACCCGCACCGACGCCAGCACCTTCACGCCTGATGAGCTGGGGCGTGCCGGTTACAGCGGCCCATACGAGCGCCCCGAGTGCGATTACAGGACCGAGAAGGTGGACTGGGACGCAGAGGCGCTTGAGTACGTCGTGCGCCCCTACAGCTTCGATGAGCTGCAAACGCAGCACGCCAAGGTCCGCGAACGGCGCATACAGCTGCTGCAGTCCTGCGACTGGACGCAGATCACCGACTACGACCTCGGCGCTGATCGTGACGCATGGGCCGCCTACCGCCAGGCCCTGCGCGACTTGGCCGATGCTGCCAACCCGTTTGACATCACCTGGCCGCAGCCACCGGCAAGTTAGGTCAACGCAAGCAGCAGCATGGCGATCACCATCAGCCTTTACAACCACACGGCTGCCCGGTTTGCCTCTGGCGCCAATGCCGTTGGGGATACCTACAAGCTCAAGCTGCTGACGGCAGCCACCTTCAGCGCGGCGCACACCACTCTTGCCGCAACCGGTGGCACCGAGGTGGCCAGCGGCAACGGCTACACCACAGGCGGCGCCACGCTGGCCAATGTGGCCGTCACGACTGTCACCACCAACGATGCCAAGCTTGACGCGGATGATGTCACCTGGACTGCTAGCGGCGGCTCGCTCAGTGCTGCCTTTGGCATCCTCTACAACGACACGGACGCTGATGACCCGCCGGTTGCGTTCATTGATTTTGACGGCAGCAAGACGGCACCGGCAACCACTGATTTCAAAGTGATCTGGGACGCCGCAGGCATCTGCACCTTCACGGTGGCTTGATATGGCGCAAACAATCACTATCAGCCAGAAGGAACTGCAGCGAGTTGCCGCCCTGGCATACGAGGGCGAGACACTCAAGGTGATGCTGTGCTCTGTTGGCGCGACGGGCTACACGGCGCAAAGCACCGTTGCCAACTGGCAAAGCGTGGAGAAGAGCGGCAACGGCTACAGCCGCTTCACCGCCACCATCGCAACGGGCAGCTACAACGGCACAGCAGCTGCTTATGTCATGCCTGACATTGACGCAGCGTTCACAGCCACCAGCACGGGCTACAGCTATGACACGGTGGTCATCTACATCAATGGTGAAACCTATCTGCACAGCATCATCGTGGAATCACCAAATGTCACGCTGGTAGCAGGCCAGACGCAAACGTATC